ACCCCAGCTGGTCAAACGCCGGTTCGATGAGCCGCTGAATCGCAATACCCGTCGTCAGCTCGTATTCAAGCTGGCGGCGAATCTCGGCGATGGGGTCGGCGGCCTTCTGCGCGGCGGCGGCAAGGTGCCCATACTGGCCCACTAGCTCTTCCACCATGCGCATGATTTCCTCGGTGGATCGGCCATGTGCTTGTCCGGCACGCACGACGTCCCAGATGGCGCGTTCGACGGCTCGCCACTGGTATTCTGCCTCGTCGAATGCATCGCCTGTAACAGCAGCGATGAGCCGTTGCACGTCGGTTTCGGCCAGCGACTGTGCTAGGCGCTGATTAATGCGTTCGATTTCCTCCTCCCACATCATCGCGTCCAATTCCCGACGCAACCGCATCCGTTCCACCAGTGCCGCGCGTACATCCTCGTCACTCCAAATGTCGAAGACGCTGACACGCCCAGCACGGTCCTGAATCGTGCGGACCATCTCGTCGATGACCTGGTCGAGCTCACGGAGCTGCGTTTCCAACATGACACGGCTCGGGCGCATCGCCTTCTGTACCGCATCAGGATCGAGCCAGAANTCCAGCGGNAGCGTCGTCTCTCCCCGCCACTCGGACAGCCACTCGGCGACGCCACCGGGACCGAACATATCGACGGCCTCCCGGGCGCGGCGACGAAGCTCGTCCATTCTTCGGGCAAAGCGCGCCTCGTCCAGCTCTGCGCTCAACTCCTGCAGCGACTCCAGGACGATTTGCACCTCAGTTTCAGTCACGGCAAAACCCAGGCGCTGATATTCGTGCAGAGCCGCCATGAATGACCGGATCTGCTCTTCCAGCGATTCGACCTCGCCCCACGTGTTACCCAGGGCACGGGCCGTGGCCTCGGCGTAGGCCAGCGCTCCCGATTCCAAGGCCAGGTCGCGTATCAGAACATCCTTGACACGCAGAATTGCGTTATAGAACTGATCCGTCGCCTCTGCGGCTCGACGAGCCTGCTCCTCCGCCTCTTCCTGGGCGGCCAGGTACTCTCGTAGATCACGCAACCGCTGGGCGGTTTTGCCGATACTTTCATACAACCGCTGATACGCTTCGTCAGCCGGACGGAGCCCGAGGACGATCAAATCGCTCAGCGCCCGTTCTTGCGCCCGCAACCATTCCTCCAGAATCTCCTCCTCGGGGTCCATCTCCCCCCGGGCCGCCGCCAGCACCCGCATACCACGCAGAATACGGATCTCGTCCTCAGCCAACCGTGCGAGCACTTCTGCAACGCGGTCCGCGACGTCCTCAGCCGCCTCTTCGGCTACCTCTGCCGCGCCTTGGAAGCCCTCGCGCAGGACTCGCTGGATTTCCTCCATGGCCTGCTGGTAGAGTTGCTTTTGGCGCTCCAGCGCCTCCGCAGAGGCACCCGCGGGGTCAAACTCGACCTCGAAGGACATCAACTCTTGGAACGCCTCGCCCAGTTCTTCCAGCTCATCAATGAGCGACCCGAGGCCGATGGCACGGCCCAATTCTTCCAGCTTTTGCTGTACCTCTTCGAGCGATAGAGCCCAGGCGGCGGCCAAGGTCGCCAGGAACGCCCACGGGTTGCGACGGGCGAACGTAATAATCAGCGACAGGACACGCCCGACGGCGGCACCTGCCCGCACGATGGCCGACAAACCGAGAACCACCGGGCCCGCGGCCGCAGCGATAGCCGCCAACTGGATAGCCAGTTCCTTGGCCTCCGGGCTCAAGTTGCGCCAATGCTGTACGAGGTCTCGCCCGACCTGCACTAGCGCCAGGGCATACGGCAACAGCTCCTGCCCCATCTCGGCGGCCAGGTCGGCCACGTCAGCCTTCAACGCTTTGAGCTGGTTCTCAAAGCTCGCAGCGGTGCGGATGGCGTCCGTCTGGGCGTCGGCGGACTGGCGCATGATGGCGATGAAGCGCAGCATGACCTTCTCGCCCTCGGTCATCGCCGCCGTGTTGGCCTCAATGCCCAACCGTTGAGCCTCGAGCTGCAACTGCGAATCACGGAGGGTGATGCCAAGGCGCTCCGTGGCCTGCGTCGACCCAAGCAAGCCGGAGATGAGCCTGTCAAAGGCTTCCTGGTCCGCCATGTTAAGGAACGAGCCCAGGTCTACGGCCAAGGCTGCGAGAGCTGCGCTCATCATGGCCGCAGCCTCGCGGTTCTCGGTCATGGGTGCCAGGATTGCCTGAGCGTCGGCCATCATATTCTGCAGGTGGACGCGGGCACGCTGCTGGTCACGGGCCAGTTGGTCGGCCAGCCGCAGCGACGCCTCGGCCATGGAACCGAAGCTAACGCGGAACTTCTCCTCGGTCTGCTCTGCATCCGAGGCCATCTTGATGATGCCGGCCGTGGCGGCGGCGATGGGCAGGGTGACGCGAGTCGTGAGCTTGTCGCCGACGTCCTTGAGGGACTTGCCGAAGCTGTCGATTTTCTTGACAAGGTCGTTCAGCGACTGCGCCGTCTTCTTGATTTCCTGCTCTGCCCGCTGGAGCCCGCGCTGAAAATCGCGGTCCTTAATCTCCAGCTTCGCATACATTTCGCCAACCTTCAGCGCCATCTCGCCGCCACCTCACAAGCCGAACACGGATTCCAAGTAGTCCATAGCCTCCTGCGGGTCCTCGATGACCGGGTTTTGCTCCCGGTGCGCACGCGCCGCCACGTACGCTGAGTTAGGTCCAAGTCCGCTCAGCAATACAAGAAAGCGCCGCCACGTCATGCGCGGCAGCGCTTCCACCAGGTTGATGCCGTATTGCTCCTGGAAGGACGCCTCAATCAGCGCCCAGTCCTCCAGGATATCTGCCCACCCGCCAGCGGGGCGGGTTACCTGTTTCCCTCATCACCCTCGGCGTCGTCAGCCTCGTCTCCGCTGTCCTCGTCCTGCAGGTACATGCGCACCGTCTGTGTCACGAGGTCCACGAGCTGCTGCAGGGTCAGTCCCTTCTCCAACCAGCGGTTCAGCCGCTCCTGCCCAAATAAGGCCTCGGCAATCTTGACCATGAAGTCGGGCTCGACCTCGGCCTCCGGGTCAGCTGCCTGCCGCAGGTAGCGGAGCACGATCAACGCCGGAGGCGAGGAGGGGAGGACAACGTCCTCCCCAAATACCCGCACGCTTAGTACCTCACCATCCTCTGGTTTCATCTCTGACCAGAAACGGTCGAAGTCGATGAACTTGCGCTTCGGCATGGTCTCCCTCCGTTACGCGGTCCGGGTGAACTTCGTCGGCTTGCCGCTGCGGGTCACTTCGCAGGTCCAGCCGGTGGTGTCGTTGCGGCCGCCACCCGTCGGGCCGGCGTTGAAGCTCGCGATGAACTCGATGCCTTCCTGCGCGTTCTTCGGAATCATGCGGAACTTGGCAAGCCCCTCGATGTCCACCTTCTCGGACAGCTCCTCGCACCGCTTCTGGCCCGGGTCACGGGCGCCCGTCTGGCGGTCAATGAGGAACCGCCCGTTCAGCGTGATCGACGCCGCCCGCTCGGCCGGCAGGTGCTCGGCGAAGCCTTCGCTGTCGAAGTCGCCAGTATCCGCGTCGGTCTTGGTGAGGTTGACCGTGAAGCTCTCGACTCCCTTGATGGGGATGAACTCGCCCGGCGTTGCGTCCTCGACGTAGAACTCCCAATTCCGCGCCAAAATCTTGGTCACAGCCACCGGAATCACGCTCCTTACTCACGGTGTTTGGTCAAGCTTCGAATCTCCGCCTGGAAGTTGATCACGTAATGGGCTCGCCCGTTCTCGTCCTGTAGGAGAAACTGGGGCGAGCTCTGCAGCCCAATGATCCCCACCACCCAGGTNCCNTCNGGNANCTCGACNTCGCTCAGCCCATGCAACTCGTCGTAGATGGCCTGGAGCTTGTTAAATGGCGGGCCGTCGGCACCCGTCCGCGGGCCCCGCACCCGCACCTGGAACGTCACCTCGTCGTAGCCCAGCTTGTTATCCGACGTAGGCCCGCCGTAGGGAGTGAGGACAACGATCTCATCGGGCGTGTCCGGGAACTTGCGCCAGAAGATGGTCTGGCCTAGCGTACCCAGCCCCTGCTGCTC